TACCGAGCAACGATACGGTAAATGGTTGCATTTTCCAAATTAGGAACCGGGGACAGAGAAATACGCCTGAAATTTTTGGCGTACATGAGGTCGTCCACAAACCTCATAATCTTTCGGCAAACAGATTTCTTGCTGCCTGCCTTATCGGAGTAGACATTCACCTCGTACATCAACGTAGCGAACCTCTCCGTATCTCCGCTATCCATGTGATCTTCCGTGGTGTAATTATCCTGCTCCACCAAGCTCACATAGGGGAAACGGGTAGGAGCATTGACATACTCGCCGCTGACCAAGATACCGGGAAACTGCGCTCTCAGGGCTTCCACAATCGGCGTGTAGATTTGACTCTCCACATCAATCATGAAAACACCTCCTTCGCAATTTCCGTGAGCCGGTCTTGCAGCTCCTTTACCGTTTCGTACATCGGCATATTGGCGGGGTTGCCGTGGGTGATAACCACGAACCCACCATTCTTTTTTCCTTTCAGCACTCCGTTCGTGCCGGGGTCGCCGTAATAACCCCAATAGTGTTGCTTGCCGTGACCCTGACCGTATTCGCCACGCTTTATGCCGAGTTCTTCTGCTTCCGGGTGATTGTCCGGGTAGGTCACGCCTGTGCCGAACTCGATGAATAGGGTAGCTCTACCTGTCGCTACCACCGCTCGGACATTGTTCCCACGTGATTCCACCGTCACGGAAACATCATTTGTGCCGTCATAAACGGCCTGCGAGAACTTGGCGGAAGCAACCTCCATACCCTCTTGTGCTACCCGGTCGAGGAATACCGTAGTACGCTCTTGGAGCCAATTTTTCCAGTCCTCGACCTCCCGCAACAGGCGGTCGATCTCTCTGCCAGAGAGCGTGATCGAAACCTTTTTCACGATACCGTCACCTTACTGACCGCATAGGAAATGGAATTGAGGGACTTGGCGACCCGGCGAACCACGTAATCGTAGAGCGGCTTCCCGTCCTCGTCATACTGAGGCTTCTTGTCGATGAACAGCACGGTATTCTCGTCAATGGGGCAGCTCAGGTCATCGGTAACGATCACCTTGTCGTACCCTGCGAAATTACCGAACTGCTCCACCTGAGCGGAGCCGGTCGCCGCTGAGATATTCGCGCTCATCGCCACAGCAGGCTTGTAGAACACGATTTCCTCACCAGTCTCGTTACCATACTCATCCTTGGCAGAAACCTTACGGTCATACAGCAGATACCAGAAGGGCGATTTGTTGCGGTTCAGCGTCTTCATGCTCAACCTCCCATTACGGAAGCAAAGGGAACGATGTCCCTCAGCAGCGTAGGCGGCACATCTCCGTCTTCGTAAGAACGGGAGATGCCATTCTCGCTGTGAGCGGTTTGGCCTTCGGCACCCCGTTTGTTCAGCAGATACACAGCAATCTCCACCTGTACAAAACCGTACTGGTAGGGGACAAGCCGCGCATCCGGGTCATACGGATATGCCTTGCGGCATACCTTGTCACCAGCAATCGAGAGATATGTGGAAAGAATGCCCTCGTCTGTCTCGCCAGTCATGGCTTTCACCATTTTCAACTTCTCAGCGTCCGTCATACTTTCCACCTCCCGTCACGCTACCGGTTCCTCGGTTTTCTTACGAGACTTCTTGATAACCGGAATAGGATTGTTCTCAGACAGATTGAACTTGGTGATGATTTCCTCACGGGTGAGGGCTACGGGGTTGTCGAGGGTATCAACAACCACCGTGCCCATCACAACAGAGGTACTTTCCAGTTCACGCTGAGTAATCACCTTGTCCTTTGCGGTAAAGCCTACATTACGGAAGTGATCTCCCTCCCGTACATACACTTTCCCGTCAGAAACATAGAACATGGTGAACCTCCTTAGCCGTTGGTAATGATCTTCGCCAGCGCAATCGTCTTGGGGTCAGCCACGATAGACCAGTTGGTGGAAGCCGCAAGCTGAGCGTCCGTGGGAGAAGCGGTATAGCCGCTGGTGGGCTTGGTAAAGCTGAAACCGTTGGGGTGCATGGTTTCGCGGATACGAGTCACCAGAGCGTCATAGCCGCCGCCCGTAAGAGCGTCACGAGTCAGTTCGGAAGGAACCTTCACAGGGGCAGGGGCGTACTGAATAGCGCCAAGACCAAGAACATAGGTGGTATAGGTCGCCGCTTTAGCACCCTCACCGCTGGTAGCGGCAGTAGTGGGACAGCCATCGTCCACGATAACGGTCATGCCGTTCAGTGCGCCGATACGCAGGGGGCGTTCCACGCCATTTGCGTCCGTGTACTTGAGGAACTCCAGCAGTTTCAGGCCAGCCATGTTAGTGGCGACCTTGCTGTGCATAAACACAAGCTGGAAAGCGTCCTGATTGTCGCCCACGGCCTTCTGGATAGCGTCACCGATAGTGGTTGCACCCATCTTGTTTGCGTCACCAACGGTGGTAGAAGTGGAAGACAGGTCGGTGATGTGGTTCGCCCAACCGGCAAACTCACCGCTGCCAGTCACGCCAAAGACCGCATTGAGGATTTTCAGCATGATGGACTGGCGCTGCTTCTGCCAATACTTAGACACCTGAGCCACGATCTGCTGCATGGGGTCTGCACCGCTGTTGTAGTCAACGATGAAGTCCTTCTCCTTCCAGCCATGCGCACGACCGAACACGATGCCGTTCTGAGCGCCGCCAGCGGGGTCGGTCAGGGTGATATCGGTTGCGCCATCGTAGTTCTCAGGAGTACCGCCGATGATCTTGTAAAAGGGCAGGGTGTAGAAGTCAGAGCCGTTGGCGATCAGCCGCGCCAGTTCTGCATTCGGGGCAACAGCGCCACTCTCAAACATAGCGGTCAGGGTGGGGTCTTTTGCGTTTGCCCAGTTGTAGTTAAACAGCTCAGGGTCAAACGGGAAGCCGAGATAAGAAGCCATAGTGTTATACCTCCATAATTACTTCAAAATTGTCTGCCAGTCAGGATGTTCCTTGACGAACTCCAACTGGGCTTTGGTGTCGAGTTTCAGAAAATCAGCCTTGGTCATCTCGCCGCCCTTACCACCGGCAGGGGGCTTAGGGGTGTCTTTCAGAACCTTGGCTTTTACATCTTTCTCATACTGTTCCAGAAACTTTTTCTGTGCGGCAAAGACCTTATCCATTTCACCATTTGCCATAGCGATAGCGGCTTCGGTTGCCAGCGGCTCAGGATAACCCTGTGCGGCGAAACTCGCCTTGTAACTGGAAACGGTCTTCTCCTTTTCCAACCCCGCCAGTTTGTTCTTCATTTCCTCGAACATCTGCTCGTTTTCCAGCTTCTTGCGTTCTTCCTCAGAGAGCAGCTCATTGTGCTTCTTCTTCCAAGACGCAAGCTCGGAAGCAGTCTTGTCAAAGACATCTTTCTTCACATAGCCGGTATAATCAGGGTCGGGAAACTCGTAGTTTGCGAGGGCTTCCGCTTTCTGCTCTGCGGTCATATTTGCAAAGCCCTCAATGGTGGAAACATCAATCTTTGCCATACAATCGTTCCTTTCTGCGCTTTTAGAGTGCATCTCCGCACTATGCCTTTGTGTTTACGGTTCTCTCCGTTTTGTGATTTAAGGCTTCTCTGCCTATTCAACGCCTTACGGCGATTAAACCAAAAGAAAAAGGGCTACCAATACCTTTTCGGTATCAGTAGCCCGTAATGGCTGTCCCTATCGCCTATGCGATAGGCTGTTCATATTTCTTTTTGCTGCTGACCGCCCACACAACCACTTTCTCGTTCCGCTGTGCAATCTCAACGGTCTTTCCCATAGTCAAGATTTCTTCAATCTTTTTGACCGCCACTGGGGTCAGGCGGATTTCCTTCTCCATCAGGATTAACCTCCTTCTGCTTGGTTGTGAGTTCAGCGGCCTTTTTCTCCTGTTCCTCAGCATAATCCATACTCATACGGTACGCGAGCTGCGGGTCGCTGAACATACCCGAATGTGTAAAGGCCAGAACAGGGGCAATCTTCGGATTGGCAAGCATAGTAGTCAATACTGTTGCTTTCTGAGCGATATTCTCATAATTGCGGCGAGTAAAGCGAACCTCTACGTTCGACAGCTTCAATTCCAGATCACTCAGATCGGAACAGATGTGCAGAACCAGCTTCAAGAACTCTTTTTCAGAGAGCTTGAACATCAACTCGGAGTCTTTTGCTCTGGCTTCCGCCGCCGACCAACCGTCACGCATGATAACCGCAGAACCCGTGTCGCTGGTGGAAGTACCACCATTGCGGTTCGGCATACCGCAGATCGTCAGCACCGTGTTATAGAGGTGATCGACCAGCGTTTGCGTTTGTGTCTGGTTCAATTCAGAGGTTATATATTTGATTTCAGCTTTGAACTGAGGATCAACATCTCTGAATTTAATTGCGCCATCTTTGCGCAACTTAGCGTAATCATCGGTATCGAGATTAACATTATGAAACAGCATGAGTGCTTGCACAAACTGTTCTATACCGTCAAGCCGGTTGCTGTCTACAGTATTGATCGCATCCAGCAGAGGGAGGACGATTTCAAATGCCCCCAAACGAGCGTTGTTTGCAGGGTATTCAATAATAGGAATACCAAGCGACTGTGCTTCTTCCCGAACAATCATGCTTTGATTTTCAATCTCAAAATAGCGGTCTTTCGTATAAATGCTGTAAATCACCGCACCGTCCGACCGCTGAATGTATTTCACACCCATTACGGGCGGTTCACCGATGGAATTGGCATACACCACGAAAGCAAACCGAGGGTCGAGAGTGTAAATCTCGAAGGGAGCTTCATCGCTTTCCTTCTCAAACACGCTGTCGGGAAGCACCATGCGGTATGCTGTGCCGCAGATGTGGAACCAATCCGCCAGTTCCTTATCCTTTGCGGCCTTATCTTCGGAAAGACAGTAGCCGTTCAGAATGGTAATCTTGTCGGCAACTGACTTGTTGTCACTTCGGCTGACATACTGAATGGGTTCACCCATCAGATAACCAACTTTGAAGGACACGATCTCATTGGCACGGTTCTCGACCACCGTATTTTTAATTTCCGGGCGAACTTCCTTCTGGCGGTTCAGCACCGGCTGTCTACCCTTGTAGTAAGCGTAGAGGTACTCCATATCCGCCTTGTTCGACCAATGCGTGATAAGTGCCTTTCTCAACACTTCCAGAACATTGTCCCGTGTGATCTCCGTCACATCAGTAAAGATTTTCTTACGACCGAAATGACCCAAGGCAGAATACCTCCCCTCTACCCATTTTCTCTCTTATCATTGTATCAAACTCTCCAATGCTTGTCAATAGCAAACTTTTAATTATACCATTCGCTACAACGAAAGTAAAGGACTCAAATAGGCCGTTTGAAAACCTCCACCTTGCCCCCGGACAGCATACGGATTTCGTTCTCCAACAGGGAGAGGGAATCGGGGGCGTCATCGTGCGGAACCTTACCGGAGCGGGTGTATGTGGTCACTTCCTTCATGAAGTTCCAATACTGACTGCCCCGCTTGTAGGTAGAAGGGTGCTTGAAGTAGAAATTCTTCTTGATGTTGTCGGAAGCGAACTCGATACGAGTCTGCTTATTAGAGATCGTGCGCTTCGTGCGGATACCCACGGAGTACCCACGCTCACGAATGATCTGGTCAACATCTCTGGCATAATACTGCCCGGCATTATTGGACTCAAAAACAGCAGAAGCAACTCTATTTTCAATCAGGCACTTGGCGCATTCCGGTTTTGTTACCTCAGCGGGAGAATCGTCAAAGACCACATCGGTAATATACACCGACCGGCCATAGATGACTGCTACCGGCATAGAGGTACTGTCGCTTCCGCTTTCGGCGGTATCTCCTACGGCAATGATGGTATCGGGGTCAAGGTCAGGCGGCAGCTCAAAGAAGTAATTCAGCTCGTCCTTGTTGAACAATAAGCCCTTGGCTTCAAAAGGCTGTTGCTGAAACTCACTCTCAAACTGCTCAGAGGAAAGAAGTTCTCTCTGCTCCCGGAAGTAAGCCGTTGTGAAAATCTTCTGGCCCTCCCGCTCATACTCATAATTGCTTTCGTCCGTGATAGGGTCAAGAGCCGGAATCTCGATTGCCCTCCAATTCCACCCCTCTCTTTGAGCGTATTCCTGCACACGGCCAATAGGGTCATAAAGGGAATATCGGGTACCGGTAAACACCATGGGCGTACCTTCAATGGCACGACCCATAATATCGCCGGAAATGACTTCCCACTTATCATCGAGCCGCTGCCGGTTTTTAGCTTCCTCACGGCCCTCTACGCAGTCATCGAGATAGAGAACATTCGTAGCTTCGGACAAGCCTACCTGACGAGCGTCAATGGAACGGCACATGATGGTGGGGAATCTGGACTTGGATTTAAGATTGATGATCTTCGTATCGGCTCCGGTCTGAACCAGACGAGCTTCCGGGAATACATCGTAGAACAGATATTCATTGGGAACCGTCAGATATTCCAGGCACCCATTATAAAAGCTCTTTACAAGGTCATCACCGGTTCCTTCCATGAGAGTAGCCCTGTCAGGATACTTGCCGGAAATCATATTAACAAAATTGATACCAGTTTGGGACTTTCCTGCTCTCTTGGGCATAGATATTGTCAAAAGACGCAGCTTTTTGTCAAGAATATCTTGAAAACCCTGCACCATAGGCTTCAAGTAATGCCGCCTGGGAGCATAAAACCTCTTTTCCGGCTTCCTGTCAAGCTCGATGTAGGTCATGAACGCATCGAACTTATAGGGAGCGTCAAACAGAAGACTCTTTCGCCATGCTTCATAGAACTTTTGAGCTTCCTTCGGATTGCACACTCTTAACTGCTTGGCGCAAAGACTTCTCAGCTTTTCATTCAGGTCGTGAGCCGCCTGAAAATCAATTTCTTCCCACTGACGGCACAAGGAAAGAAGGTCGATATAAGCCCCCTGGTCATACGGCTTATTTTCAATATGCCGGACAATATTGTTTGCCAGTTTCACATAATCCATAATTGCACCTCACATGATTCCAAGCTGCTGATACACAGCGTAAATCTTCGGAAACTGAATGGCAAACCAGTCCACCATTTCCTCATTCTTTGCCCAGGCTTTTTCGGGAGAAAAACTGTTCCATTGAAGACCGGACTCGTTGAGAAACGCATGAATGACTTCATGCCGTAGCGTACAATTCTCCTGACTCTTACGAACCTCTTCCGGTTCATCGTCCCAATTCGGAACCGTACTCAAATCAAGATAATAAATGCGGTGGTCATCGGTAGTACACATTCCACCGTAATTCATCTTGCTCATATATTCATTTTCATCAGCCTTTACACGATAAACGGAATACGGAGTGCCAAGAACATTGATTTTCTTTACCAGCTTCATAGTTACCTCCAAAAGAAAACGGACTACCGGATTTCTCCGATAGCCCGTAGTGGCTGTTACCCTTGCCCTTGCAAGAGCCTTACAGTATTCGTGGAATGATAAATGCTAAAGCAAGTAAGGCTATAATTGCCAGGAGTAGATAACCTATAAGCTCCCCAAAGAACTTCACCTTAACTCACCTCTATACTTAGTATATCACTCCTGCTGATTTCGTTAAAGTCTGCGTCATTGACTGAGAGGGAAAATTCCAGAGTTTTGACCTCACTGTAATCGGAAATCCCGGCAGTCTCATTGTTGAAACTCATGGCATACGCCAATTTCTTACCACCTTGCATGATGGCTGGGGTTCCGCTTACAAATTGAACCATGGAGTCATTCACAGACGAGTCCAGAGGAAGAACCGTGATTTCCTGGTCACTCAGGTTTTGGAATGACAGGTTCACCGCAGTCATACCCTCCACCATGGGAAGGTCACTGACACCCTCGAAGGTCACCTCAACATATTCGTCCTTGTAGATGACTTGTGCGGATGACTCCACAGCAGCTTGCTCAGGCTCAGAGGACGAAGCGCAGGAACAAAGGCCCAGAATCATCAGAGCCACTACTAAAATCGACAGCTTTTTCATATTACCCAGCCCTTCTCACTAATTCATACCAAGTGGTTCTGCCAATACCCAACTCCCGGCAACAGTCAGCAACGGTCATCTCGCCGTTCTTTTGCTTCTCCCGGCATCTCTCAAAGGCACTCTGATCTACAACAATAGGTTTTCGACCTTCACGCCAATTATGGTCATGCTCACGCTTATAGGCTTTCCCGTCAGAGGTTCGCTCCACGATCATGTCACGCTCATACTCGGCAAAGGCCAGCATGACGGTCACCATGACCTTACCCATCGGGCTATTATCAGCAATACCCATGTTCAGGATATGCACCGTGATACCTCGGTCAACCAAATCCCGTACCAGCAAGGCACCTTCCGGGGCAGTTCGGGCAAACCTGTCCAGCTTGCAAACCACCATTTCGTCACCGGCTTTCAACTTGGAAAGAAGGTCATCAAATCCAGGTCGTTCCATGGTGTGTCCAGTATAGGTGTCAAGGTAGATGTTCTCACGCTGAACACCAGCCGCCATCAACCTATCAACCTGATCTTCGAGAGACATTCCATAGAGCTTCTGTCCACGGGAGCTGACTCGACCATAGCCGTATCTCATTTTGACTCACCGTCCGCAGAAAGAAGAGCGTCCAGGTCATACTTCTTGTCTTCGATCTGGTCAATTACGATTTGGTCAGCTCTGCGAGGGCCTGGTTTGCGCTCCTGAATCACAATCTCATAGCCCAGGACATTCAGCATCTCAACCGCACTGTTGAAAGACAGGTTTTCGCTTCTAAGCCGGGAGCTGATTTCATTGCCCCGCTCCTTACCCAGAGATTTCGCCATGGTCAGCAGAGAGACATTTTTCTCTTTCATGATATTGCGAATGGCTTTGTTGATAAACATTGCTCTCACCTCTTGTTTACACTATACACTGAATATATTAAGTTGTCAATAGGGAGTTAAATAAATTTTGTTACTGAATATATTTGAGTGTAAATGTATTTTGTGCCTTTTTGTATTTTTGAGATTTTTGAAAGTGGGTTACCTGATAAAAGGCTTTTTGTTTTTGTGGGAATTTTCGGCACTCACCCCGCCTCGGCCCCCGGCCATATATCCCCCGGCCCCTGGCCCCTAGTATCCTGGTAAAAGACCCATATAATAAGGCATAAAAAGAGGGCCAGCGGATAACCCGCCAGCCCTTCAATTATTTATTCTTTTTCATACAATCAAATAAGATCATGATGGGAAAAAGCAATACCGCAATAAATACCATACCAGACAACCCCGTTTAACTAATAGTGAATCGCTTGCAAGAAACTGTTTTCATAAATTGCTGCACAAGCTCAGGAAAACGAGCTTTAATGGCGGTAGTATCCAGGCGGGACGATTGAACCGTTTTATAACTGACTTTGTATTCACCGGCTACAATCGTTTCATGATCCCCCATAGCTGCTTTTATTTTGTCGCTGAGTGCTTCCATCTCTGCCGTAATTTCCTCACGCATCCGCAAAAGCTCCCGATACTCCCGGCAATCTTTCTCAATGAGCTGCTTATAATCCATCATTTTCTATTATCCTCCACTTCTTTCATGACCTGGGATTGAATAGCCTTGTAAATATCGGTGCTTTCCTTGTCAAGCCGAACAGGAAGAATAAAAGCCGTCATTGCGTCATCAAATCCGTATTGAAACATAATACCAGTGTTTTCCCCTTTAATCCTGGGAGAGATACCCCGGAAGGGCGGTAAAAATCTTTCGTCAATCAAGCAATAAACTTTTTCGTTGGTGATGACTTTTGCAAAATTGGGTTCTTTACAGCCGCCACACTTGCAAGCGCAACTCCATTTAGAAACATAGGCCGAGTCATATTCAAACGGATTAAAGCCGGAAAAGATTTTTGCTAAATCCTGAGCCGGTTTTTCCTCGCTGGGCAAATCGTCAAAAGACAAATCGAAAGCCCTGGCAACCTGGGAAAGCGTGGTATCCTTGAAGCGGATAATCATATAAGCATCACAGAAATAGCTATCACCGTCTTTTTCAGCCCAATAACAACGGTCTTTCATCTGCACATTGTTTTTCTTGCTATCCTTGTAAAAACGCTTAAAAGCCGGAACATTCAAGCCCATAAATTCACGAATCGCCATTTTAACAACCTCCATCAAAAGAAATAAAACAAATTGGAACTTCTAGCAGTAATTGCGTAAAAATTGCCGCTTTCCCGGCCCTGGAGCAATCCACCATTCAGGCCATACACGCCGGAACTATAACCGATCTTTTCAACCGGCTCTTTAATGCTTTTCGGGTTAGCTTCGGTTATGTTTACAGCCATTCCCAGCCGCACAAGCTCCCGAAGCTCTCGCAAGGTGTATTTTCTCATCGTCCTGCTGCCCCCTTTACTAATTCTTGATAAATCAAGTGAGTTAAAAGCCGTTCGGCTTGCGCTTCGGTATATTGCGCCCGTTCCCGCTCCGATTGCTCCAAAATGTCTCCCAGGTCAGCCACGGCAGAGCGGTTATAGTAATAGCAAGTATCTAACACGCTGGGCAATCCCTGGCACCAATCTACAAAAACCGTTTCATTGGTAAAACCTTTTGCGGCCTGGTATTCTGGGGAATACTGCTTTTCACTGGCATGAACTTCGAGAATAAAGCGGGAAACATTCTGGAAAGTGCAAGGGCCGGTAAAATCATAGCCGCAGGGGTCGAAGTGATCCAAAATGTATTGCCGCACATTCAAGCGAGCTTGTCTATTTGTCGTTTTCATGTTTTACTCCCTTCCGGCCTGTCGGCCTATCGACTGGTAAACACTGAATTTATTTTGTGACTTCAATATACACTGAATTTATTTTGTTGTCAACCCCTTTTCACAAAATATTTTCAGTGCTTTTTCTGCCTATATAATGTATCCGAAAACTCAAAAGAAAACGGACGGTGACGGGTTTACATAAACCTGGGCACCTGGAACCAGGGCCGGAGCCGACCGCCCAGGGGTCAGAAGATCACCGCCAGGGCATAACAAAGCCGCCGAACCTCTCAAGAAGCTCGGCAGCTCGTCATAGTCGATAGTCGATAGTCGATAGTCGATAGTCGATAGTCGATAGTCGATAGTCGTTAAAGTCGGCGGGAAAGTCGATAGTCGCAATAGTCGCAATAGTCGCTTACTCACCCTCGTCATAGTCGCTGGCAGAAGACTCAATATACTTCTGCTGTAATTCTTCCGGGGAAGCAGCTTCTCCAAGCTGGTTGTTGGGTGTCAGCACCACTTCCTGCTTGTCCTGATAGCCCATGTTGTTCTTCATGAGAAAGATACCAGCAACAGGGTTAATCTTACCGTTCTGCATATAGTTTTCCATTTGAGCGTTCAAATTTTGATACGCCTTTTTTATAAGGTGGCGGCTTTGGGCGGGAATATAGGCACTATCGACATTATTAAGCCACTTCCACAGAGTTGTTCTATCCACTCCAAAGGCACAAGCCATACCAGCAACACTCGGTTTCATATCGTCCTCAATACAAATACCGAAATACTGCCTAATCCTCTCAGAAACCTGTTCAGGCTCTCTCATATCCACTTCCGGCCAATCCCACATTCTCATGGTATGTTGCAGATACTTCCGATTATCACCGGGGTCAGCATGAACACTTACCGCATCAGTTCGGTCAGGTCGCTTATTCCCACCAGTTCCCTTCGGACGGCCACGCCCTCTCTTCGGAACTAACTCTTCACTCATTTCGATTCTCCTTTCTTGGTGAGTTTGGTGAATGATTTTCGGATTTTGGCATAAATCCTCTTATAGTACTCTCTATATAGAGACTTTATAGTAAAATCCTGAAATGATTCACCAAATACACCAAAAACACTAATTATATTCAGTTTTTGCTAAAAACATTCAGTGGTCACTAAATATATCTCACTCTTCTGCCATTCTTTGCGAACTCATTTAAAATGACGCTCACAGTCAGTCTCCCGATGTTCCCAACAAAGTCGCAGCGGAAATGTTCTTTGTCTATTTCAGTGAAACAGTTGCCGAGATCAATGACCAAATCTTTCGTGTTGAAACAGGGATATTGCGTCAGCTCAGGAGTCGCATAGATGACCACATCTCTGTCCTCAATCGCTCGAAACAGGTCAGCAGTTTTGGAATGAGCAATGGTCACAGTCGCATCATTTTCAATCAATGCCTGAGCCAGTCCCTTAACCGCATGACCCCGGCCTACGATGGTGATAGTCTTTCCAACCACCAATCCCTGTCTCAACAAAAGGTACAATATCCCCAGGGCTACGCACGATATTCCGGGAGCTTTGATATTGTCAATGTCCACATCAGAAGTGAGAGGGTATCCCTTTGTGCCGGAAAATTCCGTGTCGGCTACGACTCCGGTATAGGGAGGGGAAACCCTTCCGAAGTCACACACAAGTCCCATAGAGTCAGCTTTGCGCTTAATGGCTTTCAGGAAGATACTGTCCTTCTGACCCAACAGCAGGAGCTTACCGGGAGTGTCAGCATAAAGTTTCTCGGTCTGATCGTCCAGGCTTTTGCAGAGCTGGTCAATTCTCTTTTGGGTATCCATGCCGTACCTCCCTCCCGATGGTGGAAATATTTTCAGTGTGAAGGGAAAGCATTTTCTCCCTCACCAATTTATCCACCACCTGACCGATTTCATTGTATCCACACATGACCCTCAGCCGTTCAAGGTTGTAGACAGACTGAGAAGCAATCAGCATGGAAACCCGGCGCAGATTCTTCTTACCCAACTCACACACTTCCCTTCAAACGAATATCCCGATAGGAGGGATAACCAGCATAGACGGTCTTACCGCTATGCCACTCAGGGTGAGTTTCCATATCGGCATTGAACCGCTTTGCGCTACACACAAAGTAGCCGTTGGACTTGCACCAAATCTTATAGGCATCATACATGGACTTGGCTCGGGTGACTACGCCCTCAACCTTTTCGCACTTCTCTTCCAGGAATTGCAGAACCAGGTCGTTGTCCTTCTCATACTGCTTGATTACCTTCCGCATCTCAGGGGACATTTTCAGGCCGAACCGCTTGTACTTGAAGTAGCCCTCCAAGAGCCAGGTGAAAATGCCTTGCATGGCTTCGGAAGTTTGGAACTCATTTTTCAGGTTCTTGTCCTGCTCGTCCTCAGAAAAGTGGCGGTTGAACTCGATAACCCGCACACGGTCAGAAGCGAACAGACTCTTGTCATTGACAGAGGGAAGGTCATTGCAGGAAAGCCAAAGCGTGAACTGAGGGAGGAAGGTAGCCGCAGCTTCATAAAGGTTCCGGGCCTTGATTTCCTCACCACCGGTAAGCTGCTTAATGGTTTCCTCGTCCAGCTTGCCATACTGATTGCTCTCAGCCATGGTCACAAACCGCTTACCTTTTAGAGAAGCAAGCATGGGGTTGGCGGCTTCTGCATTCTTGGAACGGTCAGATTTGCAGATGATCGACACGGGGGAGACAGACGCATAATCGCCCAGGAGATGGTGAATAGCACTCAACATGGTAGACTTGCCGTTTCTGGTAGTCTTGCCGTGAAGAATGAACATACATTCCTCGTTTGCCATGCCCAGCATCGAGTAGCCCAGGGCCTTTTGCAGATAGTCAGCCTTGTCCTGGTCATTACTGGTAACCTCCCCAATAAACTGCTCCCATCTGGAACACCGGGTATCTTTTAAGGTGTACTCGAAGTTGGTCTGCATGGTCAGAAAGTCGTGCCAGTCATGCTCCCGGAATTCCATCTTTTGAAGATCATAAGTTCCGTTCAGGCAGTTAATGAGAAAAGGATTTGCGTCAAACTCGCCAGAAGCGATAGGCATGACACTGGCAGCGTCTTTCATAAGCCGGTCACGGAAACGCCGGTCACCCATCTTCGCAATGAATTTCATGTACTCTCTGCGGCGGTCTTCGTTATCAATCTCTCCACAATAAAGAGCCATCAGGCGGTAAAATTCCTTGATTTTCTCAGCTACCAGCAGAGAGCCAATGTCTTTTCTCCATGCTCCCTGAGAGTAGGTGAACCAGCACTTTGCTTCCGGGCAGTACCGGGTATCATTCTGGTAACACTCGGAAAACAGTTCGGCCATACCGGACTCGTCCCAAGAATAGCCGGTACTGCTGATTTGGTGACTTCGCTCAGGTTGAGCTTCCTTGATCTGAAACATCACTCTGGACTGAGCTTCGTCCATGATATAACGACCGTTGGAAAGCTGGAAAAGCTCCGGTTCTTCGGGGACGGTTGTGATTTCATCAGCCATTTTCAGCACCTCCGTTCATCTTCGCCCCGCAGTTGGGGCAGTAGTTAATAGGAAATACAGACAAGCAAGTATCCTCCTGCCAAATCCACATTTCTTTGAATTCCGCATCAATTTCCACAGAAATACCATTGCCACGATCCCGTGTAAGAACTTCTTTCCCCAAACATAGGGGGCATCTCCTATTCGCAGCTTCCCGTTCGATGGATTCAGCCATATTCTCACTTCCTTTTCTTTATCGCTCTCGCCAGCATCACAGCGGCGCAGTTCTGAGAATCTTCGTCCCACCATGCGCATTTCTCGCCAGAACATAGCAAGGTTTGATCTTCGCTCGGATTGAGCGGACAATATTTGTCAAGTGCGTTTTCCATGCTTACCTCCAATAATTAAAGCGGTCAAAGATATCAAGATTACGTATTTTCTTCCGCCGATCATTTTCGATTGCCTTACGGCACAAGTAGTCCGCGTGTTCTTTTTGATATCGTTCGCATTTGGCGTGACACCCCGGATGCCTGTCCGGGCATTTGTAACAGCATTTGATTCCAGTAGTCATCTTTTATACCTCGTCACTGAATTTACAATTAACTCTACCTCGGACTGCGGGAGAGGGGGCTTGCAGGCTTGGGAATTGGCGTACAGCAATTCTTTGTAAATCTCTGCTTTGGTGTATCCTTGGTTATGGAGCTGACCCGCCAGAGAAGTCAGGCTGAGGTTTCGACTTCCCGGTGTGATAGGCGGGTATTCGGGCTTCAAACGCAGCTTTCCGTTTTCAGGGCGGTGATAGATGGGAGAATAGATACGCTGAGGGGCGACCGTACCTGAACTACTTTCTTTCGGTGTGTCGGGAAAATACTTCTCGATCACATAATCAATCGCTGACTGGTTTTCAACGATTTCGGAAAAAATCAAAACCTCGCCAGTCATAATGAAGTACCGATTGCTCTTGTAAATTTCTACAGCGGCACGGTTGTTTTTGCCCTTGAAAGGCAGCTCACCACGAACGAGAATGTGAACCCCTCTCCCGCTTCTGGACTTTTCCGTGTAGGAGTGGCAACGACCGATAATGTCAGCCGCCAGCGGGTTTAGAAGCCCATCAGTAAAGCCGTCATCAATGTCGATACCGATTATCCCGTTGCCGTGAAATACATAGCCAAGACCGTCATAGTAGCCGTGCTGGACATTGTGTTCAGCGTCAATGTAATTTGACCATGTATCGGGATTAGATGAAGAAGCCGCCTTTCTGACGGTGGCCTGCATGGGAACTTTCGACCCGTTCCACACATTGACCCATGCCTTTTCCGCTCGAAGTTCAGCGGGTATATTCTCATACATTGTTGCCACCTCAGCTTCCATACGGACTGGGCAAAGACCAGTCCCATCTATCGCCACCACGGTAGGCGTTGCGGAAGTGGTTTCTCTCGCCATCACCAGAAAACCACAAGTAATCAGCGGGGAGGACTCTGCCAACTTCGACCTGTCCATCTTTTTCTGCATACCAGCGGGACAACACGTCTATACAGAGAGTAATCAAATCGTCATCGATCGGATTTTTCGCGTTGTACCCTACGAATTGTTCAGGTGCAGTCACGACCGTTATAATATCGCCGTAGCCATGATCGACACGGTTGAGCACACACCACACACAAGCAGCTTTCTCAGCGTCAGAGCTGACCCCTCTGGCTTCTCCCCATAGCATTCTCGCCAGTACAATCACTTCCTTGTCTGTCCACGGCTGAGGTGTCACTTCCGGCTCTGACTCCGGGGTGACTACCTCTACCACCTCGACAACGGGAGAAGGTTCTTCAACCTCAACCGTGGGCATTTTCCAACAGAGAACGGTGATAATGATGACGAACCATAGGGAGATTGTAATTGTTAGCTCTCGCAAGGGGTCTTGGACTTGCTGGACTTGGGCTTTGTCGAGGTTCCAGCAAAATAGAATTTGTCATCTACGCAGATGGGGAAATCGGGAAAGAGCTTGCTGGTGGTCTTCGTTCCACGGGAACAAATCTGCTCTGCCGCCGCAAGTGACATTTCATCTTTCGTGAAGTCCTTTCCAGCAGCCATGATATACGGCACTTTGCCGTCAATGCTTTTCAGTTTCATTAGGTTCTTTCCTTTCTTTGTTCCACGCTTCAACATCAACGCCGATACGCTTCAACATTTCTTTGCAGAGCCATGTGTAATCGTCTGGCATTTGATAATACTGGATAAGGCGGTCATGCTCGGCGGAGAAAGCGTCATGGAACTTCCGCAGGCGTTTCATGCCGAAACCAAGGTGAACATGGAGGGTATAAAGCACCATAGCGTCAATGTCATCGGCGTACCGCCTGTCGGCTTCCACGACCTGACGATTGATTTCCATCTCCATCGCTTTCTTCTCGGCGGCAGTTAAGACCGCACCAAACACCTTGCCGCCAGCTTTCTTCACCCTCATGCCACAATGTCCTCGAAGAAGACGGGGTAGGTCTGTTTCAACAGGGTCAGCAGCATATTGGCAACGATCCGCATATCGGGGTGAGCCGCAGGAGCGCAACGGAGTTTACAGAAATGTCGCCATTCTCTGAGATCGGCGGTCATGACCACCTCGGTTTTTAGGCTGTTCGGAAGGACAGATCGAGCTTCCTGCGGGCTGCAACCCTCGTTCAGCAGATCGAAGTAGGCAACCTCGGCGTTCTTGCACGACCGCTTCCAGATACGGTAGGGGGAGTCGGTGTCGGCAAAAGTGCAAGGACGAACGACGGTGATCTCGCCGCCGAAGCCCTCTTTGCCGTAATTGCAGTACCGAGTGGACTCCTGACAGAACGCTGCCAGACGGTGGCGGACGATCTCGTGGCTCACGCCCCGGTCACAGATAAAGCGGACAGTGAGAGAGCCATGCTCGATGACAGCTTCGTGACCACGCTTGATAATGCCCCGGACAAACTTCTCTGCGCTTCCGTCCGTGATTTTGTCCTCGGACTTGTAGCAAGTACGCCCAGCAGCTTCGATGGTGGTCAGAAGGGTCTTATAATCAGGAGCGTTGATAAGCTCCACAGAAGGTTCAATGATCCTCATGCTGCTCGTACTCCTTCCTATGGATACTCTTTTCACTGTCGAACCCGTCAGGGTAACGAGCCAGCAGCTTATCGACATTGTGCTGTGCCACATATTCGAGGGTCATACCCAAGCCGGTCGCCAACTGTGCGACATACCAGAGGACATCTCCCAGCTCGTCAACCATCTTCATCGGGTCGAAGTCATGACCCTGAAACTCGGTCTTTTTCAGAATGTCAATACACTCTCCGGCTTCGCCGTTCAGACCGTAACAGCCGTTGCGAACCTTATCCCATGAAGTCAGGTCGCCGGAAGTGCGCTCGGCGGCTTTCTGATAATCATTCAGCGTCATCGTTCATATCCTCCAATTTCATGAAGCAACCCCAAAAGGTCTGCGATTTCTTCCCGCTGTGATGGCCAAATAAAGGCCGCTGTCCTATCGCTTTCCAAACTTCAGCGGCAGGGATCTGTGTTTCTGCCCATTTGAAAATCAATATGCCATCAGGTTTAAGCACACGCATACACTCTTTGAAACCGTCGTGGAGCATTTCCGGCCAGTTATTGTCGAGTCGGCCATACTTTTTAGCCAACCATGCATTTTCTCCAACCTGACGAAGATGGGGTGGATCCCAGACAATAAGAGCAAACGAATTGTCATCAAACGGAAGATCCGTAAAATCGCATTGGACATCAGGGGCGATAATGCAAGATCTCTCGGACTGACCGTTTCCCGATTTCCAAACACCATGCAGTTCTTCAACTCGTTTGTCTGCATAAATTGCGGCAGGGTGATTTTTATTGAACCATATTGTTCTGGATCCGCAGGTCACATCGAGAATCTTCTTCCGAGGATTCATTACCCGCCACCTCCTTTTCCAACTCTGCATACAACATCATGTGACCGAAGACGGACTCGGACTGGCCGATAGGCCGCAGAACGGTTCTCTTTTTCAGAATCCACCCATCACGCAGAGCCGCATTTACTTCATCGTCAAAGAGGGTGGGATTGTCCAGCCGGTTCCGAATGGTTTTAATCTGCAACATCTTTTGCAACCTCCATCTCCAGCACGGTCATAATGGCGTAGTTGGCGAGATCAATCAGGGTGTCCCGGATAGACTCGTCATTGACCTTCCGCTCACCGCCACGGGAGAGGGTCTTAAAGCGGCTGAGCTTATCACCCAACCGGATACGAGCCATCGCCATTCCTTCTTCGACGAAGGTCTGGTGAAAGCTGTCGCCGTAGTCATGGTTCTTCTGCTCATAGAGCCTGTTGATCTCCTCGCAGATTTCAGCGTGGCGCTGAACCTTGGAGAGCGAACAAATATAGGCTTCTGCCATTGTAGCTTATCCTCACTTTCAACATAGTTTTTAACATACCATTGGCGAGGGAGAGCGTTTTATTTTAGCCCTCCCTCGTACCCGGTATCAGCCAAGGAGAGCTGTCAAATCCATCGGGGTCTTCGGAGCGGTCTGAGAAGCCGCAGGAGCGGTTTTAACAGCAGGGGCAGCAACCGTATTGCTAGAGCCGTCCCAGCCATCAGAGGGGCGTTTATCCGTCAAACGGACGAAGGTAATGCTCTGTCCGGGCTTCCTCTTGTTTTCCTGAACATCATGCTCCACATCGCACTCGATGAAGTGACCAATCAGGTCGGTGTGGTCGATCTCGGTCAGGTCGAAATTGTTGAGGGCGGTCTTGGCGAAGTAGCTGAAAGCGTTGTATGCACCCTCGTTGGGAGAGCCATTAGGTTTCAGCAAAGAGAAGCGCTCGATGTGCTTACTGCCGGTCTGCGTCTGCATATAAATTTCCAGCTTGCCGAAGTCTTCCTTGTACTTTACATCGGTAATCTGAAAGACGTGAGTACCTTCAGGAATGAGGGTGAAACCCTCGGTGAGTCCGATTTTAGCCATTGTTTTTGTCCTCCTTTATGGTATAAAAATTAAGCTGTTCTGTGTACTCGCAGGGGAAGATGATACCAACCAACTGGTCTTCGTCGTCGGGATATTTAGCGTACTGCTTGACCAGCAGGGCTTTCGGTACGCTCTTATCGCTTTCCAGATCGTAAGCGTACAGAATTTCGCAGAAGTCAGATTTCTCGATCAGCGACCAATCATCATTGGTGATGGGAAGGGTCATGGTGCTGTCCTGCGTGGCGAAGATGCGAACACAATCCTTGATTGCGCCGTCCGGCTCAGGCATGATTGCCTTGACCAGCGTGGCGTACTCTGTGCAACCGACCTGAGAAATCAGGCGACCAATGCCGTCAGGCATTTTCTCGTTGCTGTACCCGGTCACGCTGCGGATACCATCGGGAATAAGCATAAGTACGGACGGGGAAGCAAGCCAGCGTTCGTCCACGTACTCGTAGATAGCGCCGCCATCAGGGGCGAGGGACTTCACGAATTTAGAAAACTTCATAATTAAACCTCCTCGCAATCATCAAATTCGATTTCAGAATCCGGGAAAACGCACCGTTCATCCTCGGAAGTGAGGACGCCAACGAGACAGTCACAGCTTCCCATTCCTGCGTAATTCGTGAGTCCGCCGAACTCGTCAGTTGCTTTTTCGAGTGCTTCTTCTTCGTTTTTTGCTTCAACGACCATACTGCAAACCACTGTCGTATGACCATAAACACGGAATTTTTTCATTACGCACCTTCTTTCCGGGTTTTCAGGGAAATGCGGTAGCTGTCCTCAGTGGTCGCGTACTTTGCCAGAATACCGTCCGCTTCCATAGCGTCCTTGTCGATCTTCGTGGTAGAAGTGTGGATGACTTCCCACTTATAGGTAGAGCCAACGATAGACACCTTCTTGTCACCGTCACGAAACTGAGCGATTGCGGCTTTCTTAATCATGTCGGTCAAGACCTTGTACCGCTTCTCGTCCTCAGCCACCTCAGCGGCGTGAGCATCCAGCTTGACTTTCAGGTCTTCGGCTTCCTTGACCAGCGCCACCATATCCGTTTCAGGAGACAGGTTGTTGGTACGAAGAGCTTGCAGAATTTCGGCATCCTTTTTCTCGTCATACTCAGGGGAAAGGCCGGTATCAACATGGTCTTTCCACCACTTCATAGCGGGTTTCACATACCGCTTCTCGAAGTCCGGATAACGCTCAGATACCTTGAAGGGCCGGGTAATCGTGTTGGCAGAGCTGCACACGAAATTCTCAGGGTGGTCATAATCGCCGGGGTCAAGGAAGGAAGCGACCATGATTACATCGTCAACTCCCAGGAGGTAGGCATAAAGAGCCGCTTGCAGAGCATAATACTCAGGAATGTCCTCTGCCCAATCCTCAACCCGCTTGGAGGTCTTCATTTCGAGAACCGTGGTGGGCTTTCCGTTCTTATCATGCAGAAGGTAGTCCCACATACCGCCGAAAACCGGAACCTCGTGGAAGAAGTCACCGAAGGTCTTCTTGAAGTAGTCAGCACCGTAAATGTCGGTAGGGGTAACCAGATTGTTCATGAAGTAAGCGTCCTTCATGTACTGAGCCTGTTTCGGCTCAATGGTCTTACCGGCAATGGTGTAGATCGTGTCCTCGAAGGGCTTCTGATAGGTGCGGGTAACCTCACACCAAATCTCGAAGGGAGTAGACCAGGGGTTAAGTCCGAGGACGGTAGCAAAGCGGGTGGCCGTCAGCTTCTTGGGACGCTTGGGCGGAACAATCTGGATTTTGTTATCACGCCATTCCATTGTTATCCCTCCTGAGACTCGTAGGCCGTCAGCATTTCGGTCACACCAGCAATGAGCTGGGCACAAGCATCAGAGGTGATCTTGGTGAATCCCTCGGTCTTGACGGCCACACTCTGAACGAAAGACTCCTGTTCCGGGTCAATCTCCATAAGCTCCTTGAGCTTGGATTTCAGACCCTTAATCTGCTCTTCGCTAGCAGAATCGGAAGGAGGGGAAGTCAGCTCCGTCTTGATCTCCTGACGCTTCTCCTGCGTCACAGGGGCCTTTTTAGTAGGCTTGGGAGTAGGAGCGGGGGAAGGACTGTCGGTAGCATCATCGGCACCGGAAGTGTTGTCAATGCTGTCGGACTCGATAATGTCCAAGACAAGCTGCCACAGGTACCGGCGCATATAGGTGATGGAACTGCCCAGGGCTTGCATCTCATTGGTGACAACCTTTCCGGTATTGGACACAATGGGAGCAATCTGGGTGAAGGGGGTCTCGAATACGATGGGGTCTTCTTCCCGGTCATCGACATTGTAGACCTTGGCCGTTGCGGACTCCTTACTAAAGGTGGGAACCATCAACAGGCCGACTTCGGAGAAGATAGATTCAGCAGAGGGAACAATGTCCTGTAACTCGAAGTACATGAATTCCAGGTGAATGTTCTTGCCGGTCTTCTTCACACCGGCTTGCAGGAACTTCGACCGGGCGATCTGCAACTTCTGATAGGCGTTCAGGGTGCTGTAATCCACAGCGGGAGCGGCGGCCTTTTCGGATTTGGTAGGCATAATGAAAATCTCCTTTTTATTTAGAATTTCAGGGTATAACTCTTTGCAGGATTTTCCGTCTTTCCGAGGAACATATTCCTCATAAGAAGATAATTTCATGAGAGGGAGATTTGGAAAGTTTACGGAATCCGACCACATTCCAATTTTCATGATGTTCCATCTCCAAACAGGGCCAATAACTCTCTCTTGATTTTGTTGACCCGGCGAGTGTTCCTCTTTGGGGGCTTAATGCCCAGGAAGTCACGGACATACCGTTTTGCCAAACGGATATACCAATCACGGTCAACAACATCAATGGTCAGGTGGTTATCGTTGTCCACCACGCACTTGGAGGGTAAACCGGCAATCTTCACAGGGTTTCCGGTACTCAGGTGCATTTTGTAGAGTGTTCCGTATCGGTGGTCACTCGTGGCGTACACACGATTTACCTTCTGGACTACCACCATTTCCCCGTCTACCTCATGAAGAGCGTCACCGTATTTACTACCGGCTTTTGCAACCAACTGGAAATCCAGTAACCGGTCACATTCCATAATGGTCTTTTCAACAGGAACTCCGTAGGCCAGATAATCCTTAACCGCTCTCGCTACTACACAGGTGTTATTGTTGATGTTGAACGCTCCTGCCGGGGCAATCCCTCGAACCAGGACACCGCCTTTGATTTTCGGCTCTCCCTCAAAGGGTACCTCAACATAATTGTTCACATCTTTCTGGCAGATCATCTTTATCAAGTCTTCTTCCAGCTCAAACCCGGTACGCTGTTCCCACTCCTGGGTAATCTCCTGATACTTGGGAATATCCGAGTTATCCAGGCTGACCATGATACCATCGGTGTTGAGCTGAATGATTTTCAAAGTGGGACATTCCTGAGTAAGATGTTCTGCCATCTCAAGCAACTGTAACTGACCTGAAATACAGACCGACCGGCCCATGAGAGGGTCATAGAGGGCATTGTACTTGTTCAGCATAGCTCCGTAGGTGGTATTCAGAACCAACTTCAAAGCATTTGCTGTGGCTTTATCTCCGGACTTTTTTGCCTTAACTCTCCGCTCAATGGTAGCTGCGTACACATCAGGGGAAGGGATATTCCGGCTACAATAGCCATTCAGTGTCATTTGGTGCGGATAGTAGCTGGCAACATCTTTGTTGCGGATAGAACGAGTTTCACTGGCTTCTTCCTTGTAACAGGGAATAGCACCGTGAATACCACCATAGGCAATCGTACAGGGACAATCGCCCACCGTGATTTCCAGCTTCTCCTTGAACACCACCTCATTGGGAATGCTCATGTCTTTCAACCGGTCGAAAAATCCGAACACTTCCTGCGGAATATACTGGCGAAGCAGTTTGGACGGGTAAACATACTCTCGTTCGTCATAGTGAGGTTTGGGTTCTGCGTCCAAGAACGCAGCAGTCAACTTGGCATTGGTCATATAGAGAGCCTTTGCCGGATAGATGTTCTTTTCCCGACCCAGTGCCAGCTTGTTTCCAAGATACCCCTGACGCAGATCATCAAGCTCGTCCGTAGCGTCAACATCGTGGTCACAGTAGAACTCAACCTCGGCCTTTTCTTCCTCAGTCAGAGGACGGTCGATATTGAAGGACACCGTGGTTTCACGAATATCCATACCCAGGTGAGCTTCAATCGCTTTCAGGGACAATCCCATCTGACAATCGTCCATTAAGTCATACTGGTCAAAGTAGATTCCGCTGTCACGCAAGCCGGGGTGTTCCCACCCTTCATGCCCTTGTACGATAATGAAATCATTGACCTGTTTGACCTCTTCCGGGGTATAATCGGAAAGAACAGCCCTCAAAATGAACTGGTCATAATGCTTATTGTTAAATCCTGCCAGCAAGGGTTCCTGAGCCATGAACTGTTTGACTGCTTCGTTGTCGTTCCAAATCCTGGTCTTTTCTCCTGTCAGTTTGTGCTTGAAGACAAAGAGCCAGTCAAAGGCAAATACCTCACAGTCAAAGATAAAGAGGTTATCCAATCACTTCACCTCCCCATTGTTGGGCCATTGCTTGTGCGACTCCCGGAAAGGTCTTCGAGCGGGTTTTAGGGTCACGCTCATTTCGGCCCTGAAATCTTCGATAATTCCCATGAGCGTCTTTACAACCTCCATTAACATACGGGGTAACTCCTTCCCGAATAATATCCGTAGGAGTAAGGGGGGGAGGTTTTTAAGCCAAAGGCAAGTCCTCTTCGTATAAGGGTGTCCGAACCACCATGGCTGAATCGCTTGAGTGTACTCCGGTAATTGATGAATTTTTCCAGGCGTAGGATTTTCCACACAAATTTTCTGACAATCCGCTTCCAGGAATTTCATGAAAAAGGCTTTTGCTTCAATGGCTTTCGCCATACGCTCTTTGTTGATCTCACCTTTCACCCGTAACCGCACTGAACCAGCATTAGTCAGATAGGTACACGGAGGAAAAGCGATTAACAAATCCCATGTTCCAACAATGGCATGAAGTTCACCGTCCATTGTAATAAACGGCTTGTTGCCATTGATAAGAGGGAGAACATCACCTTTGATGTGCCATTCAGGATGACCACCGGAACATTCCTGCGTATCACAGGAAAACGCTTCATGTCCCAACTGTCGAAAGGCAATGCAAACAGCCTGACTTTCTTCACAGGCCACGAGAACTTTCAAAAGCTGTTTTCACTCCCTTACTCCGAAATTTTGCAGTTACATTTCCGGTAAGTGGTACACCGTTTTTTGTAGCTGCGAATGAGATACTGGATACCGTTGTCCACATAATCGTAGGCAATCGGCTCACCCTTACCCTCAAAGGTTCTTGCAATCCGGCCTATACTCTGAGCTACTACCGCATAATCCTTCTGGGGAGTGGTGAGATAAAGCCGATCAAGCCGGGGAATGTCCAGCCCCTCTTTTGCGAGAGAATAGGTGGCAAAGAGATACCGTTTCTTACCGACTCTCATATCAGCCAGGGCTTGTTCCCGCTTGGCCTTTCCCTTTTTGGAGGTCATCTTACCGTCAACCATGACCGCTTGCGCTCTCAACTGCTTCGGCAAATGGTTCATCAGGTATTCAAGGTGAGCCAGCCGGTCAGACAGGATAAGATTGTAGTGGTCAGAGTTCAACATGAGATCACCGACAATCAGTGCATTTCTGCAAAAATCCTCGACCAGATAATTGACCAGCTTGGCATAGATGATGGTTCCATCAGTATCAAGGAACTCTTTGCTTAAACCCACCTTAGTAGGCCGTGGCAAAACTGTTACTTGCATGATCTTGTCGGCAACAGCTTCGTCCGGCACCTGATAGGCAATCTTACCGAGCAACGCATAGGTGGCGGCAATCATACCGTCTGCTCTGTGAACCGTAGCAGACAGACCGTATTTGTGACGAGCTGCCAGAGAATTCAGGACTTTTGAGAACTGAGTGACAGCGGTAGGAGTACCGGCTACTCTGTGACACTCGTCCACAATAACACAATCCCAGGTGTCCTTATATCTCTCAAGGTCGAGATTACACATGGTCTGTACCGTGGCGAAAGTGATACCCTTTCCGATATGAACCCGGCCCTCTGTGATCGTCCCGGTAAGAGCCGAATCCATGTACTGCTCTGCACGATTTTTACTCTGAATGAGCAAATCTCTCGTGTGAGTCAACCAGAGGGTTTTTCTCCCGATTGCACAGGCCAGAGCAATTCCAATTTGCGTCTTTCCGCTTCCTGCCGGACTTTGCAAAATCCCGTAGTAAGCGGATAACATAGCGGCCATAGCGTCATGCTGGTAATCATACAGGGGAATACTGCACCCGAAATTGACCTCTGTCGGAGTGGGCAAATCGTTTATCACTTCGCAATCCCCAAAGCTAAGAACCGTGTTCAAACAGCCATAGGGGAGAACCAGAGTGTCACCATCCCATTGCATGAGATAGAGCTTTTCAGGGGTCTTGCCCAGCCACAGATTCATACGGGCTTTTCGGGCATAATCCGGGTTTTTCAACACCAGATTCTTCTTGCACCAACTGATAAGCTCCTGAGACGGATTGACGATTTTGAGCTGGTTGGAAACAATCAACCGCATTTCGACACCCACTCTTTCAAGGGAATTCCGAACTGCCTGATTTCAGACCAGTAAAGGCTTTTCCTGGTAAGCATGGCTCTCTCCATGTCTTCAAAGGAAATGAACCAAACTTCACCATTGGTCATTCTGAGGGCGAACCACCCTTCCCCATTACCGGTCTGCCGCCAGAGGGTCATAGCGGAATACTGATTTTCCTCCACCCGTTCCAGACGGAAAATGTCTTTCTCACACACTTTGCAGTCAATCGGATAGGTATGACCGTTCTTAGCGGCAATAACATCGAAAGGCTGCCCCTGACTGTTCTGAGCAAGGTTGTGTGCCCAAAACCCATAACCGTAAAGGCTCAGGCACAATTCCTTCTCAAAACCGGTACCAATCTTACGGTTAGTGTTCGTCATGGAAATCACTCTCCAATTCTACAATTTTCTGCTTCAAAGAGAGGATTTCTGCTTTTAACTCATTGATGGTCTGACCTCGTTCTTCGGCAATTTCATCAGCGAGTTTTTCCATAGACCGGAAATACTTTACCGCTTCATAACCCATGTATTTTTCCATGAGATATTCAAAATCTCGAACGGAAATCAAGGTTTCATTCTTGCCGTCTTTCAAGGTGAGAACCAGAGGATATTGCATACTTCCTCCTTCCTAACCGCCCCTTCCGGGGCGGGATTGACACGGCTTGTG